TCATATTATCGCACTTATCCAAATGCAATTCCGTCCGCTGGCGCGAATTATGATTTGTATTATGGGCAACCAGTAACATTAGACGCAGTTGGTAATGTAAAACCAGTTACAGCGGTGACTGAGCCAATTCTAGGATCCTTTGGTGGTGTTAGATATGTAGATCCGACGGCAAAAAGTATTGTTGTGGCAAATCGTTATATTAAAAACACTCAATTTCTAGGATTTTTAGACCCTATAAATGAAATTAGATGTCAAATCTTAATAATTGATGTTAACGATACTATTCTACGTATTCAAGCTACTGGCCCATTGTCAAACGCTGCAATCAATGCTCAATTCAATTTGGATACAACTACACAAGTAGTGACTAATCCAGATGGCTCAGTATACCCATTTGTGGGAAATACGACCCCACTACTTGAGTATGGGAATTATTTTGGTATGAGCACAGCAGCGCTAAATCCAACTGAAGTAACGACGTCAGGGGAGTCAGGGCAATTTATTGTAGTGGGCAACTTATACACCGCGGGGAATCAATTAACAGATCAATTCCCAATTGTATTAGTGAAAATAAACAAAACAATGAAATACCCTGAAAAAGTGGTTGTTTAGTATTAGAAGGTAAAAATCATGGCACTAATTATGTCGACAGCTAACTTACAAAAGTTAGTAACTCCTATTGTAACAGATGTCTTAGACGGTAAATATCAACAGCGAACAGACGAATGGAAATCATTCATGAAGGAAATCACAGGTATGCCTTATGATTTCCATCAGTTATCAGTAATGTCAGGTTTTGGCAATGCGGTCTTAAAAAACCCTGGTCAGACCACATCTTATGATCAAGCTCAGTTTTTATATACAGTGCAAATGTATTATCAAACATATGCATTGGCGTTTGCATTAACTAAAGAAATGATTGACGACAGTAAAGTAAACGTTGACACCATCAAATTGTTTTCAGAACAATTGGTTATGTCGTTGCTAGAAAATCGCGAGATTATTACAGCAAATGTACTAAATACTGGGTTCAACCCGTTGGTAACACAGGGTGGCGGTGGGGATGGGCAACCATTGTTCTCTGCTAATCATCCATCAGCTGGTGGCGCACCAAATCGTTCTAATATATTATTAACACCAGCAGTATTATCTCAAACGTCATTAGAGCAAATGTTAATTAATATTAGCCAAGCAAAAGATGCAAAAGGGAAATTTATTCGTTTAACTCCAGAATATTTAATTATTCCACCCGCATTGGCATTTCAAGCGAGAACGATTTTGGGATCAGAGTTACGAAGCGATACAGCAAATAACTCCATTAATGCACTTAAGGGGCATATTAAAGATTACCGCGTAGTTACTCGTTTAACATCTCCGTCCGCCTACTTCATGACTACACAAGGCTATAATGATCTAGGTGTAGTACTAGTACGTCGAGAAGCTCCTGCTACGGCAAAAGAGGGTGATTTCGACACTGACTCATTACGCTTTAAAATTCGAGAGCGCTTTTCTGTGGGCTGGGGGGATTTTAATGCCATGTGGGGCACAACAGGGATCTAATAAATGGGGCGTAAAGCCCCAATTCATGTTATAATTCGGCATGAGGAGATAAAAAAATGCGCGTTGATTATAAAACAAGCCCAACTACGTTTCTCGCAGTGGCGGTTAATCCAGAAATTAATAATCCAGAGACATTTGGATCTGTAGAATTATTAACTACGGTTGATTTCAAACAAAGTGGATCTTATATTATTGCTGAGGTAGCGCTTCCAGTAGGGGCTACGGTTACAGATATGTACGTGGCTATTAGTGGAGCAGCGATTGGAGCAATAGTCCCCGTGATTGACATAGAATCAGTTCCGGCTGGCACTACATTTAATCCTGCTACACCAGGTAATGTTATTACAAATTTAACATTAACTAAATTTGCTAATAATGTAAAAGAAACAATTGATTTATCAGCAGCCACACTAAATTATACTTTGCTAAGAAATAATGCACGAGGGACTAAAATATACATCTCTAGTCTATACACGCTAGCAACTAATTCAGTGTATTCGCTTTTTGTTAAGTATTTTGTTCCGATAAGCGGAGTATAATGGATCCCATACGTCAATATAAATCTTATTTAAAATCGCAATATCAAGGGATGTGTGATAGTTTACATAACAATCCCCCAACTGATATGCAAGAGTATTCATTACGCTTGGGTCAAATTCAAGCATATAAAGAATCTTTAGATAAGTTTGAAAGTTTGATGTATGGGGGCTTTGATAGTTAGATGAGGGTAGTATGCAATCGCCAGGTTCAATGACATATGACACTTTGACATTAGAGATTCAGCAAACATTACAGCGTAATGATGATGATTTTTACAATAATATCCCTAATTTCATACAAAAAGCAGAGCAACAATTGGCTGCTGATGTAAAGGATTTAGGGCAATTGCAATACGTAGTATCGCAAGGTGTAAGTGACATAGTAAGAAAACCTGAGCTTTGGCGGCAAACGCATAGTATTCGTGTAATTGATCCTCAAAATAACAAAGAAAATATATTAATTCAAAGAACTTATGAATGGTGTAGAATATTTAATAGCGAAGTAAATAACAATTATCCAATAAGAATACCAGAATTTTATAGTGACTATAATTACAATAATTATTTCATAACATACGTAAACAATGAAAACAAAGATGATTTATCAATAGAAGTAGCGTATTACGCATATCCAAAATTTTTATCAACTATAAATCAAATTAATTACTGGACTCAATATTATCCACAGATGCTATTATATTTATCTTTATTTTTTGCTGCAGTGTATGTCCGTATGGATGAACGTGCGCAATTTTTTATACAGATGTATAATAGCATATTAACAACAATCAATGTAGAAAACACAAATAGAGTTAATGATAATGCTTACGAAGTAAAAAATTCTTCACAAAAAGTACCAAAACAGCTAAATTAGAATAGCCCATAGAAGGCAACTATTGCCATGGGCTATTTAATTCCATATTTTTTCTTAACCGATGGGGGCAAATATTCATTTAAGGGTGAGTTAGATGGATAGTCACCAGTAGCCTCCATGGGTGTACGATCCACAGCTAACAATTCATAATCCGGCGTGACAGCTTGAATTGGGCCCCGCGTAGGAGCCACAATCACATACGCATTAAATAATGGGGCATCTGGTCTAGGGTATTTCAGCATGTAATTATCCAGCCGAGGGCGAAAAGTCTTGATGGGGTGATTTTTAGTAAAACACACCCCACAAACGCGCAAACCTGGTCGCGCCTCATCTTGCCGTAATTCTGTATATTTCTTTTTAAAACCACAATAATCACATATTGCAATTGCTAGAGAGCCATTTCCAAAATTAGCATTACTCATAATATCACCTCGTATAACATGAAAAATTACCAAATATACTGATAGGGGCACGATCATTCATCTGATCAAATGCTGTCTCCATAGATTCTATGGCTTTAGCTGTCAGCATTCCGGCAAGACTAACGTCTACTTGATTTCTTGGTAGTTCTAGAATTAATCGTGCTGCTAAATTCCAGATAACAGCTTCTTGATACCACCGCGGAATATTTAGCTCTTCAGATAATAAATTAGGCGTGTCAATTGAATTCTGTCTTTTAATTATCAATTGATAATTAAATACATCTAACGGTTGTTGCCACAAAGAGATTTGCGGCGTGATTTGTTTATCAAAGAAAAAACTAAGCGGGGCGCCAGGTAGCGTTTTATTGACATACATACCATAAGTATCTCGATTAATCCTAGCCATAGGCAATTCTGATGCTGTTTCTAGATTAGCAATATAAAACCCTCGTAAAGTAAGGCGTTGCCCAGCTGCGCATGATACTCTTACGTATGCTACATTAAGTTGAGGATTTAAATCATGCCATAGCCATTCACCGTCTTTATATGATTTAGCCGATTCATCTTGATAAACAGTAGTCCACGAGTTTTGATCATTAGACACTTCAAATCGTAAAGTAACAGTTTGATCCCCAAAAAAGAATACGCCTATCGTACCAATATTTTGAACAGTTACTGGTGCATTAAATGTGTAGGGGCCAGTTTCAACACTAGCATTATTTGCTGTAGCTATGGCCAGATTATTAGTGTATTCTATATCAATTGAAGTAAATGAAGAGGCTGCCATTGGTCGCTGCATCCAATTATTAACATTACCTTTAAACACAAGCTGATTACCTAATATAGACGGGCCGATCAGATCTAGATTAGAACCAAGTGATGCAGTAAAATATGTTTCAGTAGTAGCAAAAGTAGTGTAGTTTTGATCAATTAAATATTGTGGATCAATTCCGCCCTTGACTTCATATTGTAATTGAAATGTTTGCCGCCAATTGCCCCAAACAACTTGGCTTACATATTGAGGCATATCGTAAGTCTGTTGATCAAGATTTAGCCCCATGACTACGCGGTCTTGAGCAAATATTGGAGAGCCTTTGTTATTAAATTCTAGCAGAGTCCAATATAAGTTTTGTTTAGCATATTTAATCATGACTGGGGTTATCATCCCATCTGGCATTCCACATTTTCGAATAGCGGTAGTGATAATGTCGTTGGTACTTATGTACAATGGGTTTTTATTGTCGCTTGTATTCATGTTTTCTCCAATTAATATCACAATTGTACCAAAAATGTGGTAAAATTTCAATTGAGATTTGTATTATTTACATTTAACAAGGAAATATGCAACATGCCAACCCAAAATAT